CGTGGCTCGTGCTCGGGCCTCGCGTAAGTGGGGGTAAATCTTTGTGTTCAAGCAGAAGACGGAATGCGTGCTGCCTAATTGACTGGAGTTCAGACGTGTGCTCTTCCGATCTCCTGAATTACTTTTTGTTGATCTGTAGCAATTGCCTGTTGATCTGTATTTAAAGGTGTTGGTGGTGGTGGTGTTTTCTTTTGATTAGCACCGCCTGAGCCTCCTCCGCCTGCACCTGCTGCAGCAGCAGCATTTGCAGCCTCAATAGCAGCCAAAACCTTTTTCCATGCAGCCTCTATGCTAAGAACTCCTGTTGCTACATCGTCCATTACTCCAAGCATATGTGCTTCTCCAAGCCATTCTGTAACTGCCTCTGTAGCAGTTTTTACAGTGTCCCACTGAGACTTTGTTTGACCAACTTTATTTGTTACATTATTAATTGCATAGGCCATATCTTTATTATATTTATCAATAATTCTTTGCATATCTCCAAGAATTGTTTCTTGCACCTTTGCTTTATCATTAAGAGCCTTTAGTGTTGTCTGTTCTGCAAGATATATAGCATCTTCTTTTTGCACAATAAGATCTTGTAATTGAACTCTGGTATATTTTTGACCATTAATTTCAACTTGAATTGCAGCCAAATCTTTTTCTTTTTGTAGTTCAAGTGCGTTCTTTTGCTTTCCAAGATTAGAAATAAAGTTTTCTTGTGAGTTTTGTGAAGCGCTTGCTCTCATGTCTTGAGCAATTTTTGCTGCTGCACCAATGTCACCAGAAGATAGGGCTCCAGCAAGATCTGTTTGTTGTTTTTGTTGGTCAATGAGTTGCTGATTAACTTTCTTAACATCTTCCAGTGCAGCAATCTGTTCATCAATTGCCTTGGTGCGTTCTCCATAGGCCTTGTTTATTTTGTCTTCTTCTCTACCAATTAAATCAAGACCACGATTATATAGAGAAACTTCTTCTTGAATTGCATCTATTCTATCTTGCTCTACTTGAACTGCTTCTCTTGCTTTATCTACAGACTCTTGCTGCTTATCAATAACTTCCTGATATTGTTCTGGAGTGTATCCACGCATCTTTGTAAAATCTGCCATTGCATTTTGTTTAATAATTGCTTCTTGTGCAGCAAAATATTGATCCATTACATCTGCTGCTGTTTCTTTATCTTGAGCATCTTGGAACGCTAATACCTTTAGTGTTTTTGCTAATTCTTTAACACTGCCATCTGCCTTTTTAGCGCTAGAAATAAAGTTCTTCCAGTCAGTGCTACCAACCTTTTCTGCAGCAATAGCAGTGGTTAATGCCTCATTGCCAAGAATTTCAGTAATCTTTGCAGCAGATACCCCTGCCCCTACTAATTTGTTATATGCGGTGACTTGCTCTCCAGCATTTTTTGTAACCTGTTGTTGTTGATCTACAAAACTACCTAGTTCAACTTCCTTTGTAAACTTTTGAATTGCTTGTCCAAGATCACCAAACTTTAATTTGCCATCCTTAGTAAATGTAAATAGTCTCTTTTCGATCTTTTTAAATGTTACTGCATCAAGTCCGCCTACAATGTCGATAAAGCCCTGTGTAGCACCTGCTGCACGTAGAAGTTCGTCTGTGCCCTTAAAGCCCTTCATATCGCCTTTCAGCGCTGCTATAAAGCCCTTTACGCCCTTAGTAGCATCGATAGAGTTATTGCGTACTAACTTTAACTTCTTTAGTAGATCATCAACAAATGCGTATGGTTTATCTGCAGTTCCTCCGCCATCATTTACATTTTTTGTCCCGTCAGGCACGGGGGAATCTTTGGTTACCTTTCCACCACCTTCGATGGCTTTCTTTAGTCTTTCTACAGAACCCTTTGCATTATCAAGATTCTTTTTATAAGTTTCAAGATCTTTGCTTCCATTTTTCTTTGCTCTATTATATTTTTCTTGTGCATTTCTTAATCTTTCTGTTGAGTTTGAATATTCTAGTTGATATCTTAATGCGTCAGATATTCCAGTAAGATTTGCTACAAACTCAACCTTTTCTTTATAGGTTTTACCATCCATCTCACTTAAAATAGTATCTAGTTGTAAAATATCTGTTGCTGATAAACTTCCATTAGCATAACCAATAAGAACTTCTGTTCTCATATTCTTTGGCAAATTCTTTGTTACAGTCTCCTTAAGTAGTTTTGCAACTCTCTTATTTGTTTTTTCTAATGATTTAAATGTTGTATCTGCCATATCAGCGATTGCTGCTTGAGAAGCCTTACCACTTGGATCAACTTTATCAAGAGATACTACAAGATCATCTGTTGCTTTTTTAATATTTCTAAAGTTAACCATCTGTGCTTCATATGCAGCATTGTATTGATCAACTGTTATTTTGCCATCAACGTACATTCCATTAAGAATAGCAAGAGAGTTTTTTTGATCTTCCAGTGCAAGAGTTAAGCCTACTGTTGCAAACTTAGTATTTTTAATTTGTGTTTCTTTGCTCTTTGCAACCTCTGCATTATATCCGTAGTAATCAACATTACCTTGTGCGTCTGTTTGGAGTTGAGGCGGTTTAATCTGATCAATCTTTCTTTGAATTACTGAAAGACTAGTTTCAGATGCTTTGCTTAAATAATTAATTCTTGCATCAATAGACAACGGTTCCTTGGTTATATCCTTGCCATCTTTATTAAGAAGTTCTTGAACTTTGCCCTTAAGTTTAATTTCACTAACCCCAGAAAGTTCTGCTGCAGCCTTAATGTTTGCTGCAATATCTGCAGGGGCAAGACCAAATGTTGCTGCTCTTTGTGCAACATCTCTTGCAGTTACATCTAGTGCATTTTTCTTTCCCATTCTTCCAGAAATCTGTGCACCAACTGTTTTACCTTCTTCTTGATAGAACTTTCTAAAGTTTGCTGCCTTAGCAAGATCTGCGTCAATAAATCTCTTATCTCCAACACGGTTAAACTGTCTTTCTGCAGGAAGCGCTTTATCTCCAACATATCTTGAATATGCATTAATAGATTCAATGTTTCCAAGTCTTGCTTCTGCTTCTTTCTTCCCTGCATTTTCTAAATCCTTGATATATTCTTGTTGTTTCTTTCTTAAGAAGAAGAACCCTGCTGCTACCGCAGCAACTCCAGCAACTGCAAGACCAACTGGGTTAGTTAAAAGTGGAAGGGCCATTGCAAGAGATTGAAGCCCCATGACTGCAGGCGCTGCAGCCTGTGCCAATTGTCCAACTGGTCCTGGCATCATTGATGCAGCCATCATTGCACCTGATGCAACCATTCCTCCACGCATTGCTTGTCCTGATATTGCTGAAGCCTTAGCCTTAAGTGGCTGGGCCTTAAAGTTTTGATATGCCCCAGAAAGTTTTCCACGCATAGATTGCTTTGGCATTGGTCCAATCATGGTATCTGATATTCCTGGTGCTGGAGTAAATCCTTCTGGAAGCACAGACATACCACTATTATTTCCAGTACCTGCAGGAACAAGAAGTCCAGAGGCTGTTTGTTCAAATTGTGTTACCGCTCCATTTGCAACCTTGGCTGCTGCTGCAGCAACTGCACCAGATCTTTTTTCCATTCCAACAATAAGTCCATTATCAATATCCTGACCAGTTTGATCAGTAAATCTTGATGGTGATTCAGTTCCTGCACCCTTTGCAACTGCTCCGACTGCAACTCTACCAACTTGCATTGCTTGTTGCTCAATAAGAATCTGTCCTTCTTTAAATATTGCACCATCTTTAAGTTGTTGCATAACTTGCTGTTCAATGTCAGATCCTGCACCTGCTTTTTTACGTAAGAATGGTTCTACATAAGTTTGTGTTGGAGCAGAGTATGGTATGTGTGCAAACTGGAAAGACTTAGGATAATCTTCTGGCTGATTCATTCCACGCATTGCAAGTTCTGAAGAGAATGACTTCTTAATCTGATCCTTATAACTTAATCCAAATCTTTCTGTAGATGCTCTCTTAACAATATTTTGTCCAGCCTCATTTACCGAAAGTTCAACTCTTTGTAGATTTTGTTGTGTTAAATCACTTTCTAATGGAGCCAATAGTTTTCTCACAGCAATAGACATTGACTTTAGATCGGAGGAGGCAATCTGTCCATTTGCAGCCATCTCTTCTAGGCTTTTAATAATGAGCGGATATTGAGTTTGTCCAACTTGTGCAATGTTAGTTACATCATCTGTAACTCCCTGCTTAAATATGTCAAAGATTGTATCTAGGGTTGGAGTAAGGTTTTCTCCAAACTTACGATAGTTTGCTTGTGTTACACGAATGCCTTCTTCCATCATCATGGCTGTTTTGATTGATGCTGCAAAAGAAGCCTTTGCTTCCTCGTTCATCATAAGCCATTCTCTATCCATTCCAAAACCACCAGGTGTGTTTCCTGGTGCCATCATTGCAACTGGAGAATACCGTCTAGACTTAAATGTTCCACCAAGAACTGTTCCAGTAGTTGGAGTTAGTCCACCTGCAAAACCAGGAATATTTCCTGATACAAGTGCATTGACTAAATCTGGATTTCTTGCAACAGACTTTGCTGGAATGATTGCCTCTCCATTTGAAACTCTTGCAATAATTGAATCCGATGTACCAGTTCCAGGACCACTAATAACTCCACCATCAGCATATCTCTTTGGCTGTCTAGATTGTGGAACCATCATTCCTGGATTATTAATTGCAAATGAGTTTGCTGCAGCAGTTGCACTTAAGTATGCATTACGCAGATTGTTAACTGCATCTGCTTCAATTGTAAATCGTTGTGTTAGTCTTGCGTGAACCTGATCAAGTGAGTGAGCAACTGCTTCTGCTTGCATTTGTTCGCTAGTAAGATACTGAGTTTGTTCTCCAAGAAATTTAGATTGACCGCTTAGTCTTAGATACCCATTTCTAATTAATCCAAACAACTTTAACATTTGTCCACCAAAGTTAGCAATAAGACCAACAAGCATTAGGACTACTGGACCAACACCAGCAAATAGTGTAACAAGTGTTGTTACTACTTTCTTGCTTCCATCTGAAAGATTGTTGAACTTATCTGCAATCTTTGTAAAAAATTCTATTATAGGTGTAACAACCTTAAGGAATGCTTCTCCTACTGGAGCAAGAGATGCTCTTAGTGCCTCAAGTGATGCCTTGAACTTTGTTGCAGCATTTTCCTCAATTGCATTTAATTCTTTGTTTGCAATTGCTGCCAAATCTTGTGATGACATCTTAACAAGTTCTAAAGCATTTGCTGCTTGAGATCCTGATCTAGCAATATTATCAAAGAGCGCTGAAACTCTTGCAAACTGGAACTTTCCGAATAGTTGTTCAAGAATTCTTTGTCTTGCAAGCGGTGTAAGTTGTTTCATCGCATCTGCAAGGTCAAGAACGGTACGCATAATGTTTCCTTCGTTCTTCATTGTCATTGCATTTAGATCAATGTTAACGCTAGCAAGCATTTCTTTTGCTGCCTTGCTTGGGTTAATAATAGATGCAAGTGCGGACTTCAAACCATTTGCTGCTTCAGCAGCATTAACACCACCCTCTTGCATTGCTGCAAGGAACACTGACATGTCCTTGATGTCTCCACCAAGACCTTGAATAACTGGTGCCACTCTTGGAATTGCATCTGTTAAGTTTTGAAGGCTTACTACAGATTGGTTTTCAACTGCGTTAAGGAAGTTGATTGATTCTGAAAGTTGATCGCTATTCATTTTAAAGGCTGTTTGAATTGCAATAGTTGCAGATAGCGCTTGTTGCTTATCTACTTCACCAAGTACAGAAAGTCTAGTTGCTGCCTTTACTTGTTCTTCAAGTTTTCTTCCAGAAAAACCTGCTGCTGCAGCATCTGCTGCAAGAGACATTGTGTCTGCAATAGCAACGCCATACTTTGTAAACTCTTCTGCAAGACCACGAATAACTGTTATATTTGCTTGTGTTTCTGAAGGCAGCGTAAACAGATCTCCGTATACTCTCTTAAATCTAATTACCTGCTTTTCAAGATCCATGAAAGCCTTAGATGCAGTAGAACCAAATATACTAAGTGGAATAGTAAAACCAACCATCAACTGACGGCCTGCCCACTGAGTATTCTTACCAAAGTTAATTAAGTTAGTTGTTCCTTGTGCTAACAGTTGATTAAACAATTGCTGCTTTTGAGCAGCCATCATTGTCTTAGTTCCCAGATTTTCCATATCAAGAGCAAGTGGTGTAACGGCAATAGCCTTCATTGCTCCAGAGGCATCTCTGCCCATCTTAATATATTGTGTCTGTAACTTTCTTACACGCTCTTCAGCAACCTTGTTTATTGTTTCAAACTCAGTTTTAAATACCTTGCCAAAAGTTTTAGAGGAGGCTACCCCGTATCTAAAATACTCACGCATTGAAAATTTGTTCTTCTCAAGTGACGTTGTAAATGATTCGGCAGATGTTTTGATTGTCTGCATACGAGCAGCAAATTGACCTGTAGCATTAATTGAGTTAACAAATTCTTGCTGCAGGTTTCTTTGTGCTATCGCTGCTGATGCAGACGATTTTGCTATTTGATTATGGAACTGTGAGATCTGCCTCTGTAGATTTTTTAATTCACCTAGGGCTGCAGACGTGTCAATATTAACGCTGATATTAGCATTAACATCTGACATTCATTCTCACCTCTTTATCTTATTCAGCGTTTGCTGATGCAAGGGCAGCGTTCAGGAATGAATCTTCGCCCAACTTAATTCCAGATGCAACATCCACAATCTTGTAAACGGTAGGAAGATCAATATTTGCTTCCAGCGCTGCTGCATCCTTTGCCAATTCTGGCTTATACTGCTCTAGTGCAATTTGTACACATTCCATTAGTACGGTCATTGACTTATCATTGTCATCTGCGACCTGTGCGATTTTGTCGAACTTCTTCATAAATTTACGAAGCAAAGATACGCTGAGTGGCTTTAGAACAAGTTCTGTTCCGTCCATAAGTGTTACCTTGTTTGCCTCATATACTGTTGTTGTCATTATTTTCCTCCATCGGTTGACTTACTAATTATAGCATGAAACAGCCTAATTTTTTGTAAAATCTTCATAGTCTAATCCCATACCAATTCCAAAACCTGCTTTGGTTGCATTGACACCCTGATAGTATAAAATATCGTCACTGTCTTTAGCCTTACCACCACTAAATACTCTAGCCTTCATTTCTTCCCAAGGATCTGCTTTACCTGTTTCATCATCTAAATTAACACCCTGCATTGCAGCATCAAACTTTTTCTGCTGATACTCAAGATCTCTTTTTGTAGATAGTAGTAATGTTAATTCTGGCATAGATAAAGATTCTTCTAGTTCTTCAAAGTTCTTCCATATTCCCGTCAAAAATGCTTCAGCCTCTAGTGCTGGCAAGTCTATCTCAGCCCAACTAGCACCTTCAGTGGACCCCTTAGTTTCTTCAGTCTTATTAGTTTTGATTTCTGCAGCAAATTCAAGAATCTTATATAATGTTTTTAGGTCAAAAGAATTGGCAACATCGTCTTTGGTTTTATATAGGTCTGGAGCAAACTGTTTCATTGCAATAAATACACACTCCACTACAAGATCCAAGGCAAGGTCCTGATCTTTTTCTTCTGAGACAAGAATAAAACTATCCATAAATTCTCTCATATATTTTATTTTTAATGGATAAACTTTAATTAAATTATTATTGATATCTTCTACGTAGTCAGTGTTATATACTTTTTTGGCCATTTTATAAGTATACCAAAAAGAAAATAGAAAAGCCCAGACTTTTTACGGCCTGGGCTAATCCTATATTAAGTTGTATTATGCTGAAACGGTACGATCTACGATCTTTCCGTATGAGCCTGAGTTGTTTGGAAGAAGACGGAAAGTTACATCGAACATTGTCGCTGCATCTCTCTTAGCAGATACTGTTACGCTTTCGATTGAAAGTGCACGGTATGCTACATAAACTCTTTCCAAGTTTGAACCTTCAGCACAGTCACCTGTACCTGGTCCTACTGCAACGAGTCCACGCTCTACTGGACATTCACCAATATCGCCTGCTGACAAGTTGAGTGTTGGGTTACCTGCAACGGTTGCAAGATCAGCATCTTTTCCTGCAAGAGAGAAAAGAAGGTTTTCCAAAGTTGCTTCTGCGAAAGAAGTCTTAAGGTTAACCTTCATGCCCTGCTTGAAGAGTTTTGCTGCGTCAAGTACCTGATCCACTGCAACTTCTGCGAAGTCTGGTTGGAACTGGATTTCGAGACCGTTAGAAGTATAGCCAACGTTACGGAAATCTGTAGGAGAAACGAGTGTTCCTTCTAGAGTATCCTTAAAAGAAGTTCCGTCTACGTATGTTGGTAGAGCGGCGTTTGTTAGTTCTCCAAGTTCGTATGTGAACAGCGCTGCTGCTCCAACGATAATCTGTGAACTGTTACCTCTTGTATATGCCATAATTTTTCACCTCTTTTTTCTGTTTGAAATAAAGGCGTTTGTTTCCTCATTATCAATTATATCAGCGTTTATTATGATTTATGCCAGTCGTAATCAATAATTATCTTGTTACCAGCAAAAGTACGGGCTGTGCCAAAGTCAACAATATCTCTGGTTTCTTGTAGTTGATAGATCTTAAGCCTGTGGAAAAATGGCAATGGCATAGGCTCTCCATCTGGCCCAATAATTGGGTTATTCTTTATCCATTCATTTAACTCTTGCGCTGACTCATCCTCATTATCCAGTAGATCTTGAACAACTTGAGTTGTCTCAATAAGAGCCTCTGGGTCTCCTGCCATTTTATAAAAATAATACATAAGTTGTTCAGACTTAATATGTGGAAATGGAGTTCTTCTCATCTTAAGCATTCTGTCATAAACACAAAAAACTTCATCCTGTCCAGCAGGAAATGTTTCAGTTAATGCAGTTATATCTGTTGGAGATGTTGGAAAAAACTTCATAGATCCAGAAAACCTATTTGGTAAATATGATGGAACTTTAGCAGATAAATATGCATTAATAAATGTAGGTGGATGATAGATTGCCATTATGATACCTTTGCATTTACTATCCAGCGATAGCCAGTTTCAATGCCCTTTCCTCTTCCCTGCTTTGAACCAGCAGCGAAGTTATTTTTGTAAATTTGTACATTTTCTAGTTCCGATAATGCACCAGACTTTCTCAAAAATGCTTGTGTAAAGTATTGTGTAAAGAATTGATCAACTACGGATTCAAAACCACCTTGAGAATTTCCTCCAGGATTTTCTACAATAACTGGCCCCTTAGTAAATACTTGCTCCCCATCAATCTCAAAACTTAAAACCTTTGCTTTTACTGGAGCAATAGTTACTGGAATACCATCCTCCATAATTCTTGCCTTGTCATAAAACGGTGTGCGTGACCCATTCTTAATTGTTCGTGATTGTGAAAATGTAGATTTAAAAGATAAGCCAATATTGCTTACTGTGTAGTTAAGATCAAACAATCTTGCATCTGGACTTCCAGTTTGATACCACTCATAGACGTGATGTAGTCTTGATGGATTTACTCTTGCGCTTGAGTCAATATATTCTTTAACAAGTTCTGTAATATCTTTTCCAAGGTTGTCTAAGAATATACGCTTACCCTTTTCAATACCATCTAAAAATCCAAAAGAATATTCAATTATATTATTAAGATCTCTCATTAGATCTTTGTCATTAAGTTTAATTGATATCATATATCTACCGCCTGATTTTCAGAACGACGTAGAACTAACTTATAATATTCCACTCCACCAAAAGGACCAACAAACGGCTCTTGTGATGCTACCTCAAAAATAGTGGGCTTTCCTGCACGTACTCCAGATGTTTCCATATAAACATTATTACAGTTTCTATCCTGTATATTAGTTAAAACCACATTAGTTAGTGATGTGCCAGAATCTAAGTTTGAAACTCTAATGTCAGACTTAACTCTACCAATAAGCATTGTATCTTGTGTGATATTTACGTTTGGAATAATTTCTTCTTTTGCTTTTAGTCCTGCAGTTGTAAAGTGACAAGCAATAGTTTTATTAAGCATCCACTGCTTCTTAACATTGCCATATGCTCCTTGTTCAACTGTGGGATAGAAAACATCTACCTGCATAGGGAACATGAAGTCTTTTCCCTCGCATTGCATTAGATCAATCCTGGCTTAGGGATTGTGACTGCGTACTTATCTAAAATCTTGTCAACAATCATATTGCCAGTTCCTTCAAATAATTTTTTGTCAAACTGAATTCTAAACTGGTCTGAATTATATGAAGATACATATCTTGTGTAGTAGTCTAACTTTCCACACTTTAAATCTTCAATAAGCAACTTAGTTGCATACTCCACATCTGCTGGAACTGCTTTGTATCCACTATCTAAAATAAAGGTGTAATCCCAACCCTTTGGAAACCCTACTGCAATTGATCCTGCTGAATAGCCTAAATCGCCAAACGCTCTAGGGTATTGTTGTGCACCTTGTTCAGACCTATTAAATCTTTCTGCAATAACTCTTTCTATTGCAGAATTATCGTATGTTACTCTAAAATTAAACTCATTAGTTTCAGGTGTATCAATATCATAAACTAAAGCATTATTTTCATAAACTTTTAGTACTCTATTGGCACTTTCCCATATTGAAAAATAATCTGATCCATCAGCAGATCTTTGAACAATATGCTTGCTATTATAAAAACCATCTGTAATTATAGTGTCAATAATTGAACGTGCAACCATTTCTAATGTTTTATACTCTTGTATTTCAGAAGCAGTAGAGCCAAGTTTTGATGGATCTACATATGGTCGTATTATGTCTAAATTTTCTTCATAAAGAGTATGTTCATGTTCTGTATCATAAAACTTAATCAAAAAGTTTCTGTCATACTGAACCTTATCTAAGGGAAGTGTATAAACAAGTTTGCCATTTGCATCGGAAGATATATTTGTTTCTTCTACTGAGTGATCCACCAAATCCTCAACATGAACAACATACTCATAATTAGGTATGGGTAGTGTCCATGTTGTTGTTAAAGGATAAGGTGGAACTCTCAATACTTCCATTTATTACTTACCAAATGCCTTTGCAACTTCGTCTGGTGTAGCCATTCGAATATGTGAGCGGGTAAGCCACTGATCAGCAACGGATTTGTCTACAATGTTATAACCTGTGTAGACCTTTCCTACTCCTGGCCAGGTTACATTTTTTGTAGAGTGTAGTGCTACAGTCTCTTGAGCAACCTTCTTCTTTGCAGGCGATGCCTTCTTTGGTTGACGTGGTGCAGATGCTACTCCAATTGCACCATCTGCTACTGAACCAACTGCCTGTACTTCTGATGTTGAACCTGCAAAAGAATCTGTTCCTACAACTGCCTGCTCTTCAATTGCTTCTGGAGCCTCTTCAACCTTAACTGGTTCTGGAGTTACTTCTTCAGCAACTGGTGCTTCAACAATTTCAACAGGAGCATCAATCTTTTCTTCTTCAACTGGATTATTTAAATTTTCCATTTTATTCCTCCTAAATAGTATTATATCATTAAATTGATAAGGGGAGCAGGAGCGTTAACTCCTACTCCCCCAAATCTTTACTGTTACAGATTATGAATCTGATGCAGCGTCAGCGAATGCGATTGCATCCTGTTCTTCCCATTGAATACCGAAGCGAACGAAGACTGTGTATTCTACAGTGTCCTTCTTTGGCTTGTATTCACGGTTAACAGTGATGTCACGCTGGAAGCCCCATACACGGTTCTGTGGGAATGTCAAGTCGACATATCCTGCAGGGTAGTAAGGAACTTCTTGTACGTCGATTCCGAGGACACGAGTTGTACGTGCTCCACCGAATGTCTGTCCATTTCCATCAAGGTATGCTTGACGGTTAGCAGGTGTACCTGCTGCACCAGCGTGTGATCCAAATGCTTCTGCGATTGCATCTGCAAGTGTACCGTTGTTCTTAACGATACCCTGGAACACATCTGTACCTGCGTAGAACTTAAGGTTATTCTTAAGTGCACGGTACTTACGTGGCATTGCTAGGATAATGTTCTGCATAACTTCTGGAGTCCATCCACCATTTGAAACAGTTACTACTGATTCGTGAGCGTCTCCTTCAGTCTTTACACGGTTTACGAAACCGTTCATGATACCAAGGAATGCTCCGTCGTCAGAGTCTCCTGTACCATTGATAGCGAGATCTTCGATGTCGTTACCGAAAGCGTTTGTCATAAGACGAACGATGTGATCTTCGAGTGCTGCACCTTCGATGTTATCTTCAAGTGCTTCTGCTGTAACTTCCCAGTCAAGACGAATCTTCTTTGTAGTCAATTCAACCTTTGAGAAAGTTGCTCCAGCGTTTGTGTAATCTCCGATTGCTTGTGCAGCAGAACGAATAACACGTTCACCAACGTTTACCTTTTCAAGTTCCATGGTGTTTGCTCTCATCGTGACTCTACGTCCGTCTTGAGCGAGTACAGTTGCATCCCACACGTAATCAATAAATTGACGTGCTTGTTCAGGGCGAAGGATTCCGCTAGCGGCCTCACCTGAAGGATTTACTGCATTTGGTCCTGATGTTACTCCTGAGAGTGCTGTAGGAATATTTCCTAGTACACCACCATCAGTGTAGTTACCTGGTACGTTTGCTGCTGTATCTGATCCTGATGCAAATGCTCCCTGACCCTGATAGAGTCCTGGTGCAGTTCCACCGATATTACCAGATGTACCTGGCTGATTCTTTATAATTTCTTCTGACATTTATTTCACCTCCAAGTGATTTTCTAATTAAATAGATCGGCTGTTTTGAGGAAACGTCCGCCCCATAGGGATTTTTCAACCGTTTCAGGCTGATCCTGAATAATCTCACCGAGATCACCAGACTTTCGGAAAGCAGTATCCGCTTCTACAGCATCTACACGCTTACCAAATTCATTTACTTCACCCTTTGCTGCTGCAATATCTTTTGCAACTTCTTCGAATGAACTCCGTACTGCATCAACGTCGACCTTTGTAGACTTGAGAAGTTCTACTTCTGCCTGCAAAGACTTAACTGTTGATAGTAGATCGCTAAAGGCTGTTGTAAGATTGTCATTGATTGAAGCAACTGCTGCTGCAACATCGTCTGACTTCTTTGCCTTGTCTTCTTCCATTTCATCTGCTGGCTTTTCGCTAGCATCTTCTGCTGGAGTTTCTTCATCTGCATGTGGCTTCATAGCCTTTTCTGCTTCTGTTGATTCTTCGACAATAGCCTCTGGAGCGACCTGTGTTTCTACAACTGTAGCGTCTGATTTCTCAACGATTTCTTCTACTACTTCATTTGTTGTTTCTGTCATAGGATTGACCTCCTTGTTAATCTTAGAAGTATTAATGCCTTTAGCACTATCAACTAAGAACTTTATCATATCTGTTTTTTCATTATCCGTTTTTTCAACGAAACCTATATTTTCCATCTGAGATCCAGTTAGTGGATTCTTTTCTGATTCATTTTCAGAGACCAAAACAAGTCCAGCCTCTTTGTCATAAAATACATTTTCTAATACTGTTTCATCGGCCTTGATGATATCTACTCCATCAACTTTTTCAACAGAGACAATGTTTGCAAATTGATTTGCTGGGGAATCTACAAGACTCAACTCAACAAGATCATATTGCTTAATAACACGAATTGTTTTATCTGACTTCTCATCATAAGCGTCATCCCACTTATTCATTCGTCCCCCGATTGAAAAACCAGTTAGTGTTCCGTCAAGAACTTTTTCCCAAGTGTCCTGAGCACCCTTTGAAACATATGCAGAAACAAAAACACCAGAATAAAACTTCTTAGATTCTGGATCAAAATACTTATCTTCCTTAAAGGAAACCATCTTGCCCACTGCAAGTGGCTGATGCATTTCACGAATGTTTCCACGGAATCTTGCAAACGCATCTAGTGATGCTTCTGCTGTTACAATGTCATCTTGCTTATCAATATTGTCAAGAGACGCAAAACCTGAAACGATACGGCGTTCCTTGTCTACCTTTGCAAAAGGCATTGAAAGACGCAAATTGTCCCCATCCGAATTCCAATGGGCCTTAGTTATATTGCTCACCATTATATTATAAACCCTTTTTTAACAATATCTTACTATTCGGACAATTCAGACAGTTCGTCAGATTTTCTACCTTCACCCTTTGGATTTCTGCCAGCAACTGTTGCTGATCCATCCGACTGATTATTTGCTCTCTGACCATCTCTTGCCCTTGTAGTAGTTGCATCTGCTGCTTGTTGTGGCTTAAGATCTAGTGGCTGATCCCCACCATCACGCTGTGGCATACGCAAAATTGTTCTTGCTTCATTAGGAAGCATAATCTGGTTCTTTACATAGGGAAAGAGTGGAGATGTGGGTGGT